CCAATGCCCCTCTTGCGATTTATCAAAGAACAAAAGACCCATCATCAAATCAAGTTACTTTCTTTGATAACAGCAATCTTTATTATGGAAAGCAAATAAAACCCGGCAGCTTTGTTATATCAGACACAACCTTCAGTGGCTCAGGCGGAAAAATTGGAATTACACTTAAAGACGACGGTATGGGAAACATATACCGTGCCGATTGCGTGACACCTGCGTCGACCTGGAACAGCTGCGGAAACATTTATTACAATGAAGGCATAGTTGTCATCAAAACTCCGCACTTGTATTTTTACGGCAAGGACGGCTTCAACATTTCTTTTAGAGGCGAGCAAAATATTCACACACTCAAAGTCGAAGTAGTTGCACCGCAGCACATGCTGAACTCAAGCTCAAACCCGACTTTCATTCCTCTTCCTGCCTCTGGCATAAAAACAGACAACGACCCAAATTACGTTTACATAACTGGCTTAAACTTTCATGATCAAAATTTGAATGTAGTCGCAAAAACGCAACTTGCTCAACCCATTGTAAAAAGACACGGCGATCGTGTGATGTTCAAAGTTACATTTGACGTGTGATATGCCTGCAAAAAGAAAACCCCGCAAAAGAAAATCTCACTACCACCGTGGGTCTTACATGTCAACAAAGACAGGGCAAGAGTGCAAGTTTCGCTCAGGCTGGGAAGAAAGATTTATGAAGTATCTGGACCAGAATGAGGGTGTTTTGAGCTGGTCTTACGAGCCCTTTTTTATTGATTACCTGAGTAACAAAAAAACCGGGAAGACGAGGAAATACTACCCAGATTTTAAGATTGACTATGCTGATGGTCGATCAGAAGTGGTCGAGATCAAGCCTAAAAAACGCCTCGAGCAAGTTCTTGTAAAAAAGAAACTCGCTGCAGCAGCAGAATGGTGCACGATGCACGACGTCACACTCAAGGTAATTACAGAAATTGAGCTAAAGGAATTAGGCATCCTTTAATTTTCATTTTACCGTTTGCGTTTTTGTCCATAATTCAATTTATGAATAAATTGATAGTTGGACTAGACGTATCTACATCGGTAACTGGTTTTTGTGTGTTAAACAGCTCTCTTGGCAACTCTCAAGATGGCTCTCATATTTTGTGCCTGGATCGAATAGAGTTTAAGGGATCAGATACTTTGTGGAAAAAAGCTGATAAAGTTGCAGAGTCTCTTCAAGATTTGAAAACAAAACACCATGATGTTATTTGGCAACTTTCGTTAGAAGAGCCTCTATTGGGTTTTCAAAAAGGAATGTCCTCCGCTGCTACAATTACAACTCTCATGCGTTTTAATGGAATCGTAAGTTACATAGGCAGAAACATTTTTGGCGTTGAACCTGAGTACATATCGGCTGCACATGCAAGAAAGTTGTGCGGTATAAAAATGCAGAGGACCTCAGTGGCAGGAATGAGCGGTAAAGAGCAAGTCTTTAAGTACATGTCAGAAAATGATTTGAAGCATGTCGTGTGGCCAAAGAAAAAAAATGGAAAAGATGTCGACTGGTCTAGAGATGCCACTGACGCTTATGTTATTGCTTACGCCGCTTTTTTAAAGGGTGATAATTAGAATCATGAAAGACACACACTTTTATCTAAAAAAGTTCATACGTGAAGCGTTAGATGTTGAAGACTCAAAATGCCAAAAATTTGACGCGTATCGTGGATATTATGATATGGACCCAAATAATCCGTTTTCCATATCTGATGTCATAGACGGATGGGTGAGTTGCGGCTTGAAAGCCCGAGAAACAGAAACATATCAGGCTTTATATTCAGCTGATGAGCTATGGGAATATCGAGAATATTCATGGTCTGCTGAGACTGCATCACATGAGGATGTTGCTGGAACCGATCAGGTCGTTTATCAAGACAAGTGGCGCTTCATTCCTGATGAAGATGAGAACACTGGCATTCACAAGTGGAACAAAATGGTAGAAAAAATGAGGGCAACCGGCTGGGATAAAAATCGCCCCGCATATTTTGAGATAGGAAAAAATGGCGTCGCAAAAGTCGGGGAAGGGAATCACAGACTCGCGATTGCTAAGCAGTTGAACATCAAGGTACCAGTTACTTTTTCATTTAAAAGTAGTGTAACTCTCAGCGCTGCATCAAACGTTCGTTGAACTCTTCCATCCTTACTTTTTATATTAAGGGTAATGTACACAGTTTCTAGTAAGCTAGCTTTTATTGAAAGCGTTTTTGGAAAAGGAGATCTGGCATCAAATGGAAGAAACTTTAGCGTTCGATGCCCGATCTGTGCTCCATCTGCTTTAAACAAAAAGAAGCTTGCGATACGTGTTGAAGATGACGCTCACCATTGCTGGACATGCGGCTGGCGAGCGTATTCCCTTGCGCCGTTGATCAGAAAGTATGGGACGTCAGCACAGCTCCAGAGATATAAAACAGAGTTCATACCAGACAATTTAAAAAATACCAAAGAGTTCGACATTGAGGAAAAAGAAAAAGTCACATCCTTACCAGCTGACTTTAAGCTTTTAACAGTATCGAGTCAAGACCATCCAGATGTGAAGGCCTCGTGGTCTTATCTTAACTCAAGGGGCATCAACTTGCGTGATGCTTGGCATTATAAACTCGGGATCTCTAATGAGCCAAGGTGGAAGCGTAGGGTCATTATGCCGTCATTTGACTCTCATGGTAAGCTTAATTTTTACGTAGCAAGAAACATAGACAAATTTGATAAAAGGACAAAGTACGACAATCCTGACGATGACAAGATGAACATCATCTTTAATGAGCTCAATATCGAGTGGGACAAGCAGCTAGTGATTTGCGAAGGCCCATTTGATTTAATGAAGTGTGGAGATAACTCAACTGCTCTGCTAGGATCCGATCTAAGTCCAAGGTCTAAATTGTTCTCGCAAATTTTACTTCACGGTACTCCTATTGTCTTAGCGCTGGATCATGACATGTGGCACACAAAAACTCCCAAGCTAGCTAAGCTATTTCAGAGCTACGATATCGACGTTCGCATCGCAGACACGAGAGAGATGAACGACCCTGGAAACATGACTAAGGCCCAGTTCAAAGAGCTGCTCATGAGCGCCCAGCCCCCTACGTGGGAAAACATATTTTTTGATAAGTTAGAAAAGATATCAGAAGTAAGTTTAAGATTGCGGTTTACAAATTAAACATTACAAGTCTGCTATTGTAGTGTATGATTGCATGATTCGTATAGCCCACACAGCTGACATCCACATCCGAGCCCTTTCTCGTCATGATGAGTACAAAGAAGTGTTTCAACACTTTATTGATGACTGCAGGGAGCAAAACGTAGATCATATCTTTGTGGGGGGTGATATCTTCCATACAAAGACTACGGGAATATCTCCTGAATATATCGATCTACTTTCATGGTGGCTTACTGAAATGGCACGTGTTGCTCCCGTGCACATGATCCTAGGAAATCACGATGGAAATCTTGTCAACATGTCAAGACAAGATGCAGTCTCTCCCATCGTAGACGCTTTGGGAAACCCAAGGATCCATCTTTATAAAAAGAGTGGCGTTTACCAATTTGCGCCCGGTCATAATTTTTGTGTGTACTCTCTTTTTGACGAGGAAGGCTGGGGTAATGTAAGGCCGATTCCAAACGAATTTAATTTTGCTTGCTACCATGGCTCTGTTCTAGGAAGTAAGACAGAATCAGATTGGGCTGTAGAAGACGGATTGAGTATTTCCTTTTTTAAGGATTACGACATCACTCTCTTGGGAGACATTCATAAGCGACAATTTTTGGCCTACAAAGATTATAGGCCTACAATGGCCTATCCTGGGACGTTGATTCAGCAAAATTACGCAGAAGAGCTTGATCATGGCTACCTAATTTGGGATATACACTCTCACTCTGAGTGGGATGTTGAGTATAGATCTCTTCCAAATCTTAAGCCATTCGTTACTCTTGAGTGGGCAGGCTCAGCTGAGGAAACATTTTTGCTAGCCTGCGATTTTCCGAAGGGGTCTAGATTTCGTGTCAAGAGTTTTTCTCACATCAGCCATCATGAAATTCAAGGTCTTACCTCGCGCCTTAAGGAAGACTTACACGCTTCTGAGGTGACATTTAAAATAGATCAGCAGGTTGATAAAGAGGTCATCGCCACAGAGACGCAAGTTTTGCAGCGCGCCGACTTACGTGAACCAGACATGCTACTTTCTTTAATGAAGAATTATCACATCTCTTCAGGTCAGCCAGAAGATACATGGCAAAAAGTTGGAGAGCAGATCAAGTCTTATTTGTCACAGGTAGCATCATCAGATGACTCTTCAAGAAATGCAAAGTGGTCGCTTAGAAATCTTAAATTTGATAATCTTTTTTCGTATGGCGACAGCAATGAGATTAATTTCGATAACTTAAATGGCATAGTTGGGATTTTTGGCTCCAACAGGGCTGGTAAGTCATCTATCGTCGGCAGCATCATGTATTCTCTTTTTAATACTACCGATCGTGGTCCGATGAAAAACCTGTACGTTTGCAACATCAGAAAGCCCTTTTGCTACTCAAGGGCAACTGTTAGAGTAAACGGAGTAGATTATGTTGTCGAGCGCCAGACCACAAAGAGCGAAAACAAAAAGGGAGTTGTAAGCGCAGCGACCGCGCTGAATCTCTATAAGATAGACTCTAAGGGAGAGGTACATGACCTGGCAGGCGAACAAAGAAATGATACCGAGAAAGTGATCCGTCGCCTGATAGGAAATCCAGAAGATTTTTTGATGACTTCTCTTTCTGCACAAGGAGAAATTAATCAATTCATTCAGCATGGTTCCTCCAAGAGAAGAACTATTTTGTCAAAGTTTCTTGATATAGACGTCTTTGAAAAGATGTACGAGCTTGCCAATAAAGACCTGAGCACTTCAAAGGCCCAACTGAAAGTCCTTCCAGAGCGGGACTGGAGGGGCTTGGAGATGTCAAATAAAAATGCGCTTGTAGAATGTAATCTTAATATTGAAAGGCTTCAGGCAAACGCCCAAGAGCACTCAGAAAAGCTGTCAGAGTTAAAGTCAGAGCTCTCTCGTCACAGTAACTTCAACCCAGTCACTTTTTCCCAAGTTGAAATTCAAAAAAATAAGGTTCGTGAGTTAGACAATAAGCATCAGGAAAATCAGGCGGCCCTCAGTTCACTTCAGGATGAATCTGAAAAAATAAGAAGTAAGATTCTTCAAATTAATTCTTTGAATGAAGAGAATGACATGCTGGTACTTAAGAAGAAGCAAGAGTCTTTTGTCCAGCTAGAGTCATCTGTTAAAGAGTTAAGGCTTATGCACGAAAAAGAAGCCTCTGCTTTGAAGCAGCATGAAAGATCTGTCAAGATTCTTGATGACGTTCCTTGCGGAGACATGTTTCCAACTTGCAAATTCATTAAAGACGCGTACGCTGTAAAGGGTAAGATTGAAGATCAAAAAAACAAGACCTTTAAGGCTCTTGAAAAGCTAGAAAAAGTTACGGAGTCTCTTGAAAACTTGAGGATTGAAAATGTCCAAGACAAGTTAAATAAGCTTCAAAAGCTTCAAGATATGCACACAAAGTATACGATTGAGTTATCGAAGAAGCAGACTGAAATTGTAAGGCTGGAAAATTCAATAGAGACTTTAACTTCTCTTGTGGCCCCCGCTAGACTTCGTCTAAGTGAATTAGAAGAAGCATTAAAAAATGATGAAAATGTGGAAGTTGTCTCTTTGAGGTCAGAGATAGACACAGTCTCTAAAAAACTCGCTCAATTTGACGCCGAAAAAATTCAGCTTGCAAGCAAAGTGGGTAAGCTTAACTCTGAGCTTGAAAAATTGTCAGATGAAAAAGATGCCCGTGAGGCAGTCTTGCAAAAGATGAAAGTACATGAACTCATTGCTACGGCATTTTCTAAGAAAGGCGTGCCGTCTGTGGTCGTCTCATCACAAATGCCAGCCATCAACGCGGAAATCTCCAAGATTCTATCTGGTATTGTCGATTTCACAGTTGAACTTGAAATTGATGATGAGTCTGACTCGATGGAGGTCTACATAAATTACGGAGACTCAAAGAGAATTATTGAGCTGGGCTCTGGTATGGAAAAGATGATAAGCTCAATAGCGATTCGAGTTGCCCTTATTAACATTTCTTCCCTGCCTAAGACTGACATGTTTATCATAGATGAAGGATTTGGCGCACTCGATGACACAGGGGTGGAAGCCTGTAATAGGCTTTTGGCGTCTTTGAAGAGATATTTCAAGACAGTAATTGTAATCACACACGTTGATGGAGTCAAAGACGCCGCTGACGTAGTTTTAGAGATTACTAAAAACGAAAAAGATTCGAAGGTTGTGTATGAGTGATTTTGAAAAAAAGCCTTACATTCAAGACCGATGGATATCAAACCATCCAGATAATTTTTACATAATAACCCCACGAGAATTTCACTCAGCCACCCCCTTAAGCTGCCCGATTTGCGAAACACTAATGAGATCTAAAGATGATGAAAGCTCTTGGGACGAGTTTAATTCATGCTATAAATGCTCTTTAGTTTGGGCAGCGCCAAGAAGAGAAAAGTGGAAAGCAGGTTGGAGACCAACAAAAGAACAAATTTTTGATGAAATAAGCCAAAGGCCGCCGCTGAGCATCAAATTTGTTATAGATTAGTTGAAAGCAATATTTATGCTTCAGGAGAGCAGATAACTATGCCAAATATTGATATTGATTACAATGCACTAGGGCAAGCAATGGACACCTCATGGGGGCGTTCATCGACTCCTGTTACAACTGGATATTCTGTGAAGTTTAATTTGCATGGTAACAAGTTGATAGTTACTTGTGGCATGGGGGTCAACTTTGGAACCGAAAAAGAGATGATTTTGACAAAAAGGGCGTGTGCCGAAGAGTCAAATTCATTGATAAGCGAAGTTCTGAAGAAGGTAAAGAGCACATATAAAGAAATTTCTAGTAAGACTTTGACGACAAAAGAAGTATCATCAAATGAGTCTTTAGAAATTGTAGGGTTTGGAATTCACAATCCTAAGCGCACAGCCCGTTATATTCGAAAGACTATATTCGAGATTGGATAATACATGGCTGGTGGTTTAAACAAAGAGCAGCAAGTAAGAGAAATCTTAAGATGCGGCAGAGATCCCGTTTATTTTATGAGGACCTATGCTAGGATTCAACACCATAAGCGCG